AGCAAACTCGTAAGAGGCAGAATACTTCTGATGGGGGTGTTACAGATTCGACATGGCAATCATTAGAACGATGGAGAATCGTCAATGCGAAAGGCGATAGGGTTGAGGATACTTGGCCGAAGAAGCAAAAAAGATAAACGCTAACGATAATAAGTTTGCACTTGCTGCCTAAACGGTAAGCGGAGTTTCGCCAGGTGAACTTAGCAACAGAATCACCTGGATAAATAATAGACCAGCAACACACAAACCGCTGGTACATTACACACATTAACACACACAAAAGGAGAAGTAAATGAGTATGACACCATATGAGATTCGGCTAGAACTCTTAAAAATGGCCAAAGATATGCTAACTGATGACTATCACACAAAACGTGATGCACTTAATCAGCAATGGCATTCACAGGTCGATGCAGCTAAAATTGCTGGTACAACATCACCTGATTTCCCTGCCTTACCGGCATTTCCCACAGAAGATGAAATTGTAAAGAAAGCGGAAGCTCTCAATCAATTCGTTTCTCAAACCACTCCACAACCTGAAGTAAAGATAAAATCGAAATCAAATTCGTAATTGGAGACCAAGGCGGCCAGAAGTTTGGCTGCCGTAATCAAAAAGGAAGAAATAATGTATTTCAATCGTAAAGTAACCAATCAACTATTAATTGCACTATCTGTATTTCTGATTGCAATTAATCTCCTAATTCCCGTTGCTAAAGCTCAAGTGACTAGTGTCACAAAAAATAATATTGGCAGCCATTTTAGCAATGAGGTACAATGCCTTGCTGAAAACATCTATTTTGAAGCCGGCAGTGAATCATTTGAAGGTAAATTGGCCGTAGCACAAGTAACACTCAATCGTGTAAACTCTGGTAAATTTCCAAGTACCGTTTGCGGTGTAGTAAAACAAAAAGATATTATCAATGGCGTTATGGTATGCCAATTCTCATGGTTCTGTGGCCAAGTATACGGCCGTGTTAAAAACAAGTATCAATGGGAAGAATCGGTATTAGTAGCAAAGAAAGCCTTGACAAGTGAAGTTGCCCATGATACACTACACAAAGAGAAGGCAATGTATTATCATGCCAATTATGTAAAGCCGAATTGGAATCTACCTAAGATTACACAAATTGGCGCCCACATTTTTTATAAAGAGCGAAACAGAATATAATATGCCAACCAAAGGTGAGATTAAAGAATTTAGTTTGATGATTGAAGAGCTGGCAGAAAAGCTGAAATGTAATCGCATGGATGCCATTCTGCACCATTGTAAAGAAACAGGATTAGAAATTGAAGTGGCTTCTACTTTGATTTCATCCGCACTCAAAGCAAAGATTAAAGAAGAAGCACAAGAATTAAATTTGATTAAGAAAAGTTCCAAACTTCCTTTATAATGATTGAAAATTCAGGTTTTGCCGCTTTCGCATTGTTTCATGCGTTGAAGCTGCACTTCACATCAGATAGTTACGATTACATCAAATATAATGGTAAGACTAATGTTACCAAAACAACATTCTCTACCAGAAAAGACAAATATTCATTTTACCGTTTATCTCGTAAATTTGGATTGACAGAATTACGGGACTTCTTTATTGCCAATTTTGTGGTAGATGATATACAATGGATTGGTGATGTGATGACACCAGAAGCCGATGAGAATTACAAAAAGTGGAATAAAACCCAACAAAGCTTGACATATACCTTTGAAAATGATATAATTAAGCTGTTAGATAGAGTTGATAATCCAAATGAATTATTGATGGTAAATAAGAATGAATTTCCACTACTGATGCAATATGCTCAACAAGGTGATATTACATTAGAAACATTAATTATATTGGATGACTTGATGAATTTTTTTCCAATGTGGGAAAAAGAAATATATGATGATATTGTTTGGCCAAATTTTAAAATGAAATGTGTGAAATACAAACCATTTTTACACTATGATAAAAATAAGTTCAAACAAATTTTGAAAGAAAGAATTAAAGAACATGCGTAAAATTACCAAGGTTTTCTTGGACATGGACGGTGTGATTGCCGATTTTGATAGGCATTATAAAGAGTTGTATAGAATGTCACCACGAGATGCTGACGAGAGAAAAGAATTCTACAAACTCTTTGACCATTTCATCGCAAACGAACATTTTGCAAAACTACCGATGATGCAAGATGCACAGATATTGTTAAACTTCTTAGACAGCACAGGCATTCCTGTTGAAATATTATCTTCAACATCATCCGAGAAACGCCATGAGCCAATTGCAAAACAAAAGACCAAATGGTTACAAGAACATGGTATCATTTACCCAATCAACCTGGTGCCAGGCAAACGCTTGAAAAGACAGTATGCAAAGCCTGACCATCTATTGATTGATGACACAGCACAGAACATTGACCAATGGCGTGAAGATGGTGGTATTGCCATTCTACACACGGATGCTTTGACAACCATTGGTATTATGAAAATGTATATTTGATGGAGAACATATGAAAGAAATGTTAAAAGAAGTTATTGTGCCTTGTGGTTGTGGCCGTAGTCCAACCGGTGAGTGCATTGGTTGGCACAAACTATCTAATGAAGAATATCAAGTTCGTTTACATGAGTGGAATAATTCTACTGGTAAACAATTACTAAATGAGTATTCTGGCCTTGACAAAGCCTAAATACTATTATATAATGAGCAGTCTGTGGATAAGTCGTTTTATATACCGTTAATACACCGTTTATACGAAAGGAAGTAATTATGAGTTCATTTGCGAACCTCAAACGCCAATCTGGCAATCTCGATAAGTTATCTAAAGCAATCGAGGCACTCAATACCTCATCCGAGGGATCCGAAAAACCCGACAATTACTGGAAATGTGAAGTAGATAAGTCCGGCAACGGCATGGCTACAATTCGTTTTCTGCCTGCACCTGCTGCTGATGGTGACGATTCATTACCATGGGTTAAAGTATTCTCACATGGATTCCAAGGTCCTGGTGGTTGGTTAATAGATAACTGTTTAACCACACTCAATCAACAATGTCCAGTTTGTGAACACAACTCTGCATTATGGAATTCTGGCATTGAAGCGAACAAAGATATTGTTCGTAAACAAAAACGTAAGCTAAATTACATTGCTAACATTTATGTTGTTTCTGATCCGAAACATCCTGAAAATGAAGGCAAAGTGTTTCTCTACAAATTTGGTAAAAAGATTTTCGATAAGATTTCTGAAGCCATGAATCCACAGTTTGCTGATGAAGAAGCAATCAATCCATTTGATTTGTGGAAAGGTGCCAACTTCAAACTAAAGATTCGTAAAGTAGAAGGCTATCAGAACTATGACAAGTCTGAATTTGAATCACCATCTGCATTATTAAACGATGATGATGAGTTGGAGAAGATTTGGAAGTCTGAGTATTCTCTCAAAGAATTACTCAATGACAAAGAGTTCAAATCGTATGATGCTTTAAAGCAACGCCTTGATAAAGTTCTTGGTCTCAATGGTGAAGCACCACGCACAACCGTAGAACAAGCCAAAGCAAAGCCTGCACCTAAGGCAGTAGCAGAAGATTCACCATTTAAAGATGATACTGACGATGATGATATGGCCTACTTTAGTAAGTTGGCTGAAGAAGATTAATTGATGAGTTGTTTGTGATGATGTTAACCCCGCTACGGCGGGGTTTTTTATTATACAACTCGTGTGCTGTATAATATCATATTTTGAAATGTGGGTTCCAAGTTTCTTACAGCAGGCATTGGAATCTTATTACCGTCAGTTTGATAACTCTTAACCGAATTGTTGTTAATCACGGTAGTCGGATCAGGAACACTTTCTGGTATACTCAAATCTAAATTTTCATTTTGTACCTGACTGAGTTTCTGTGTGGCTTCAGGTGCGGCCGCAGGTGCTTCAGTAGCGGAACTGGTTGGTGTTGCAGAAGGTGTTGCTGGTGCCGGTGTTGGTACTGGTGTAGCCGATTCTAATGGTTCACCTACAATTCTCTTATATTCATCTCGTGCAATCTTGTAATCTTCTACCGCCTCTAATGCACCGGGTCCTCGTTTGGCGAAACCCTCTAATTGTTTATTGGTAAGTTTCTCGCCTTCATTTTGAAATGTTTCAAAGTCTTTAAGTTCAGCCATCGTGCGGTCATATTCAGGCATCTTCTGGCGTTTAGCTCGTTCATCAGCAACGCCTGCTAAACCACCAACCGATTCAGCCTGTTTAAGACCTTTACTCAATTCCGAATTCGGATCTTCAAATGCACCTTCACTTGTAAACAATTTATAAAATAATGCACCCAATGTAGCAGCACCAATGATGGCAAGGCCAACAGGATTTGTAGCAAAGAATAAGCCAACTTTACCAATTGTTTTAATTAATGACATGGCACCTTTACCGAGGCCAAATGCATCCAAAAGTCCATCTAAGAAACTAGATTGTGGTGAATCTGGTATCTTTGTTGCGGTTGGTTTCTTTGGATCACCAGTATATGGTTTACCTGTAATTGCTTCAATCAGTTCTTTGTGGCGTCTGGCTCTCTCTAATGCGTTTTCTTCAGCAAACTGATTAGCTTGTTCTCTACGAGTTTTTTCTGCCTCATTAACGCTTTGCATAAGCGATATAATCTTACCGAGAATATCATTGAGTCCGTCACCTTCTTCTAATGGTTTGATTTTAGACGCTGTGTCGTATTGTCTTTTGCCAGTAAAAAACTTAATGTCTTTACTGCTTCGGCCAGTTAAACGGCCAAGAATAGCTGGTCCAATATTAGAACCACCAGTAACAAACTTGGCAATATTCAATGGATCAAATTTTTGTTTGATACCTGTGGTAACAGCACCAGATTTTGCTGAGATGCTTTTACCAATAGATGAAGTGATACCACCACCAGCAGCAATCTGGTCTGCAATCAAATCAGAGAGTGATGTTTTTCTTATTTTTTGTGCTTGAAAATAATCCATTACTGTGATGCCTTCTTAGAATATGCAGACCTATCATCGTAATTGCCGCCTACAACAGGTGTTTTTGTTTTTGTTTGTGTTGTGGTAGTATTATTTACAATAGTTGGAGCCGGTGCCGTATCAACCATATCTTTCTTTAGTTCTCGGTTTTCAGTAGAGGCTGCATTGATTTGGCCACCAGTATTTAACTCAGCGGCATAGGCAGCCGCTAATACTTTTCTTTTCTCCCTTGATTCTACGCTAGCAGAACCTACGGCTGCATTAACTTTGTCAATGTTTTCTAAATCTTCTGGTTTTCTAATTTTTAATTTGAAGTATGCAGGAATAATTTTGGCAGCAATTTCAGGATCATTTGCAAGGTCAGGATTATTCACCAAATCCACACCAATGACTTTACCAATCTTATCATAGTTTTCTTTACCGGTAATCTGTATGAATCCTCGGCCACGATATTTGTAACCATCACCTGGTGCTGTATTACCCATACGACCACCATAGATTACATCACCTACTGCTTCAGGTCCTTTACTGACAATGGCCTGTGCTTCTTTCATGGTATTGAAACGAACTTTGTTTTTACCACCAACAGGTTGACCATCAGGCGCACCAGGTGGGCCATATAATTTGTATAATGTCTTGGCAGAATACTTACCTAGTTCTTCACTTCTTGG